GAGGAATCCACAGAGATTGTCTGGAGATTAGACCCATCATCCCCTAAAATCAGATGACCATAAGCATTGAGATTAGATTCCCCGTCCTGATACTCATGCCCAGCACTTCCGCCTTCAACAACAACAACCTTGAGATATCCATCAGCATCTAACTGAACCGGAAAGACAGTATTGCCAGGCTTTTCACCCAGGCAAACGCTACCCTCTAAGCTGGCACTGCTCTCGCCTTCAGTGTATCGTTCCGTCTGAATATGAACAGGGATACCAGAGTCTGTTCTTTTACCTTGAAATTGCGCCAAGGTCTTATGCCTCCTCCAAGTCTGTCACACTTGAACTGTCGTATATCAAGCCCAGCCGGCTAATCTCAGCCAAGCACTCCGCCTTTGTACCGCAGAAAAGATGATTGATCGTATAGGTATACCCTTCGGATTCGGTCAGGCTTTTTATTATGCCATTCCAGTGCACCAGCCGCCAGCATTTCTTATTAGATGGACTTACGTTACAATTAAACTTGAGCTCATTCTTTGTGGCGTTATAGGTGCTAGGGTCGCGCTTATAGACTTCGATCTTGTCAAGATTTTTAGGGTTCTTGATGACAACTTCTCTCGTCTCAAAAGGTTTTGCTGAAACACTGGCTCTCATAGACTTCATTCTCTCTTCTCTTTCTCTCCCTTTTTCCTCAATCTGTTGCTACCGTCCATCCGCGAGATACCAGGTTATCTTTACAAGCCACTCCAGTTGCACTCGGAGCCGCATTGCCAAAAATCTTTAAAATTCCATTCGAAGTTCCATGGCTGTCCATGTCGCACAGAACTGTGTCTACCATATCTTGGTCCATGGAGTTATTTTCACACCTTAAATAAGTCAACGATGTCACCCCGCTTACATCGAGATTAGACATATTATTGCTAAAGCACCATAAAAGCTCTAATGGTACCTGTAAAGGTACACTAAAAGCAGTAAGTTGAGGGCACTCGTAGCAATGCAATTCTTCTAACGATGTCGCTCCGCTTATGTCCAAGGTAGGTAGAGGATTTTGGGAACAGTTCATAAATTCTAGCGATGACAATGTACTTACATCAATAGTTGAAATATTGTTACTATAAAAGTGTAAATATGTTAAATATGTAAGACCATCTACCTTAAGGGTAGAAAGAGAATTTTTCATACACCAAAAAAAAGTCAAATTCGGACAAGACTCAGGACGAAGAACAATTTTTCCTGTTATTTTTGGTGCCACTCCGGACTTGTTGAAATATATTTTTGTACCTGTACCTCGAATACTTCCTTCTACTGGAACAGCACCCTCGGTAAGGTAAACAGAATGCCATGAACCTTCTGTTCCATTCTCCAGAATCTTTCGACCATAAACATCTATCAGATAATCATCGGACCCATCAAAATAATATCCCTGGCCATCAAAATAGGCGCCGCTTGGAGTTAGATCAACGCCATGGCCGGACATGTCATGAAGCTTGCTCTTCTGGCCGTACCACCATAGTGGCCAATAGCTATAACCACCCTTCAAGAACTTGCTGCCAAAAGGTTTAGGGGCACAAATCGACATCTTCAAATACCTCGATGACTTTATATGCCAAGCTTATAAAGGACGAGATTGACAGTTTCGGTCCCCGTTGAGTTTGCCTTAATCTTTAGGAGGGTCCCAGGGACGACGATCCGGTCCAGATATAAAGCTGTTGTGTCATTCTCATCCACCGCACCAGAATTCCATCGCTCCTGGCCGTCAGTAGTATAATCCTCGTCAAAGAGAGCAAGATAAATATCCGTGCTATCTGCCAAATCAGGAACCACAGCAAGAATCTCACTCAAAAAAGTATGATGCGTAAACTCCTTAACCGTTACCCAGCTCGTGCCGTTCAAATCAACCGAGACCTTCTCGCGACTGTTGGCACACGTCACTGGGACGCTGATGTTTGTCTTTCTTCCGCCGATTATACTCATATCTTTATACTCCTGTAAAAGTGTCTTCTTCTTCTTCGTGTTCTTGGTCTGTCACAGATGAACTGTCGCTTAGGGCCATCTCCTGCTCCAGGCGACGTTCTGCTTCTTTCATTCTGTCACTCAGGTCATCTGAAACCTCAATGCGAGTAAGAAAATCTCCTTCACTCTTTGCCAAGTCAGCCACTGCACGAAGTCTGTCGGCCATGGACTGCTCTTCGTCAAGAGCGACTTTAGTCCAGAATTCCTGCCGCTCCATGCGGTTCATGATGTGACCTCGTACGCGCCTTTCCTCCTTAGTTTTAATTAACTTTACAATTTCGGGGTTTTTTAAGTTCCGATGAGCAATAACAGCCAATGCATTTTTGTTGCCTTTATAGCCAGCTTTCTTTGCTGAAGAAACTCCGTTGCCATCAAAAACTTCAACAAAACGCCTTTGTAAAACCGTTAATCCTTTGACCTTAGGCATAGCACTCCAACCTCATAGGAATAAAAAGGGGCTCTCCTGAAATACTTGGAATTTTCTTAAAACGCCAACCTTTATGAGATTTACGCTTACCATTTATGCAGGTATTAATAGCACCCAAATTTAACCCGTGCTGTCTAGCAAATTCGTGCTGATTATTGGAAACAGTTATTATGCCTTGTTCATTTTTGGCGATAAAGAGCTTCTGATTTTTCTGATCTCTTCGGTTTTGAACTTGTTGCTTTCGCGTCGCCCAACGACAATTGCCAGGTTCATAATTGCCGTCATTATTGATCCGATCGAGAGTCAATCCTTCCGGACATTCACCCATATCTTCGAGAAAATTAACGAAATCCATCCAACGGTCACAGACTTTAATACCACGACCACCATAATTCTTGTAGGCTTTACGGTTAGGATTATGGCAGCGCCGCTTCATATCTCGCCAGGAATTGTATGTCGGACTTGTCTTGCCGTATTTAGGCCTATGCCCGTGTCTATACCTTGGATTCGACTCTCCGTGCATTTTTAATACATACCTACTTTTTTTTATTCTTTCCACCGAGCCCTACGGCCCCTGCTGTCCAAATGTATAAACCCTTTCTTTGGATAGATTCCGATCCCGCCATTCCTAAAGGGCTCGACTTGTTCAGCCAGTTCAACCATTTCATTGAGCGTCAAACCCACAATAACAATATCAGCTGCCCTCCCTGCCATATGCTGAGAATTAGGTGCCCCGCCTATACTATAATTATGATTGAAGCACCTAAACCCCGAGTTAACCCAAATAGGTCTACCAGCTAAAGCTCTCAAACGATTAAGAGCAATCATAAAATCGCGATCCATGAGGGCCACACCACAGCAAGGGCATGCGAACTCCTCACAAAGGAAATGTTCCCCGAACTTTGGCTTCATAGGCTCTTATCCTTCCTCTTTATCGTTGTAACCGAGCAAGACATCTAAAACATGAACAACCATATCGTCCCATTCCTTTTCGGGATCATCAATTGCTTCGATCAGAAGATTACGCAATCCTGCACCATAAAGAACCCCTATCATGTGTATTATAACATCAGCCTTCATATGATTCTTCCCTTCCTTTACCTTATTAAAAAAGAACATCGCTTTATTTTCCCCTTTTCCTGGTTCCACTCTTTTTACGTCCCATACCGTAACAGGCCGCAACCGAACGACGCTTACTTTCTGTGGGATGTTCTTTTCTGCGGACCTTGATACAGCGTGAGACATATTTTTTGAGTGGCTCTCCGCTTTTCCTTTTTGGCATTATAAAATAATTCTCCTGGTTTCCTTTTCTCTTATCCTCTATATCTAATATTACTAAAAAATACAAAAAAAGTCAAGAAAAAAATTCAAAAAAATGAAAAAAAATATAACCGCTCCACTCGTTTTCGCCTTTCAAGAAAATAACGCAAAATGCGGGTTTCGGGCGATTCGACAAAATTGTCGAACCTCAAGATTCCCATGAATAAAGGGATACAGAGTGTGGTCCACTGCGACACGCCTGAAACGACGAGACTTCGTAAGGGGGTGGCCCAAGCCGAAACGCTAGAGCCATCAGAGTTTGAGACCGGTCTGGGCCATCTGGTCCACTCTGGCTTATATATATATATTTGGACCAAAGGTAGAGGAAAGGTTGTCGGTCAGGAGAGGAGGCTTTCAGCCGCCTCCTCCCTGCCGCAACCAACTCTTTCCTGGATTTTTTTACTTTTTAAGAACAGAGAAAAAGAGAAAAACCACACAACTGTGGATTCTCTTATTTCGGATAAAGCACTATTCTAAGTATTTAAGCCCACAGAGTGATGGGGACTTATTCTTTCTTGCTGACCTGATAAAAAGAAAACACTCATATATACTGTCATCACCTTTTGTTTTGTTACTACCTTGCAATATCACTGACTTTGCTTTGTCATTATTTTAGACTTTCCCACT